ACCGCTGGAGTTACTGTAGTGTTCCCTGCAAGGGTTAACTGACCTTGTGCATTAACAGTAAATGTTCCAACTTGAGTTGCAGAGCCGTAAGAACCAGCAGTCACAGCCGTATTGCTAAGACTGATAACAGTTCCCGATACATTTATGCCTGTGCCACCAGAATAAACTTGTGATGTGCTGAACTGAGAAAATGTAATGGCGGTTGTGCCAAAAGTAATTGTGCCTACGGTAGAGCAGACATACGAGTTGCCCTTGTTGACTGTGCCGTTTTGGGTAAAGAAGTAATCGCCTTCACTCAGTTGAGTGGTGCCGGGGCCATACGAGTTCGTATCCGTAGAGCGAGTCAGCACCGTGCCGCCCGTCGCCCATGTATACACACCGTTGTATGCTTGGTTTACCTCATCCTTGACCAAAATTCGGTTTGTGTTGGCAAGCGTATAGCCGTCTAACACAGTCAACGCTACAGACAAAGTAATTGTCGCGCCAACACCAGAAGAGCCGTTGTTGTACGTTACCGTGCCACCAGTTTGCGCGGCAAGGCTTTGTGTTGTTGCCACTTGCACTGGCTGGTGATATGCCAAGCCAGTTGAAACCTGTGTATCCACATATTGCTTAGTTGCCAACTGCAAAGCACTTGTTGGGTCTTGCGTTACAGTGACAGAAGTCAAGCCAGCAGGGGTCAACGATGTGCCGCCCAACGAAATGTTGGTTGTTCCAAGCGTGATTGAACTGTTGGTCAATCCGCTGTTTGGAATATTGGTAAACGTGTTACTTGCGCCGCTGATTGTTTTGCCAGTCAGCGTTTGAGTGGCAGTGTTGGTTGTTACGGTGTCTGATCCAACAGTCGCGGATGTCATGTTGAATGCACCGCCAGTTACTGTCTTTCCAGTAAAAGTCAAAGCTGAAGGCAAAGACAAAACAGGGGTTTGACCACCAGTCGAAGTAATTTCGTTGGCTGTGCCAGATACCGAAGTCACCGCCCCAATTGCAGTAGCCGAGATCGACACGTTTGCGGCGGCAGTCAATTGACCTTGCGCGTTGACTGTATAGGTTGGAACCTGAGAGTTTGAGCCGTAATTTCCAGCCGTCACCGCAGTGTCAGCAATAGAAATACTTCCAGTGGAGGTAATGGGGCCACCAGTCAATCCAGTGCCAGTAGCAACAGAAGTAACACCAGAACCAGCCGCAAGACTTTGCCACGAGCTATTGATGTAACCTTCAAACAAGGCAAAAGTGGTGTTGTATCGCAACATCCCATTTATAGGTGATATTGGGCGATCTGAAGTGGCTCCAGAGGGGAGCAAAACGCTCTCAACACCGGGCAACTGCGCGTTTGCAGAAATAGAAATTTGAGGCGTTGTCGATGAATTTGCAACACTGATTTGTTTTGCAGTTCCACTTACTGATGTGACAGTGCCATCGCCAACACCAAAGTTGTACCAGTTACCGCTTTGGTAGCCTTCAAAACGAGCCGTAGATGTGTTGTATCGAAATTGACCAGCAGAACCAGTTGGCTTTTGTGCAGTTGTGCCAGAAACAACAGTTGCCGCGCCCGTACCGGGCAACACCACATTGTCAGCAATTGAAATTGTTGGATCACCAGACTGTCCGTTGCCGTTTGCAAGGCTGATTTGATTGGTCGTGCCAGTAATTGTGCGAGGGCTAAGACTTGTGCCACCAACAAGCGCCACCATGCCAGAACCAGACAAGTTGGCAAGTGCCGAAGGTAAGCCACTCAAAGCCACCGTTGGATTGCCAGCAATACCGTCGCCGTTGGTAACTGATAAACCAGCGCCAGAAGATGCCACAGAACGGCCTGTAATGGCCGTAGAAGACGTTTTTACCTGTATGCCAGTACCAGAGTTCACCAGAGACAACAAAGCGCCTGTGGTGCTGATATTGAACAAGCCTTGAGCGCCACCATCAGTAATTGCCAAGCCGTTGGTCACGCCAACATAGCGGCTGTTGGGCAACTGAGGTGTTTGAGAAACTGTCAGGTACGAATAAGTTTGTGTAGGCGAACCCGCAATTGCACCAGTCGTGGTCTGAACAGTGACTCCATTTTGAACGATAGGAACCGCTTCAGTGCCTGTAATAGCACCAGCGGATGGGAGTTGGGTAATGACGACTTGTGCTGACATTTATGTACTCGTATTGTCGGGCGGGTTAGGCGCAAGAGTGTCTTCGTTGCCGTTATTTGTCGGCGTTTGGGTATTCCCTTGCGTCGAAATCTGGAATTGGCTTGAACCGTCAAGGTTTTTGCTACCAGTCATCAAATAGTTATCACCAGCACCAATAGGCGTGTCAGGGCGCGGAAACCGCAGGTTGATACGTTCCGTCTTGCGGGCGGCAAGGCGATAGGGGTCAAACTGATCCCTGCACCCTTGGTCGCACACCCGCAGGCCGGGGAAGTTGGGGTCTGGCCCCAGTTGCACAAAGGCGCGTTTCATCTTGCATCGGTCGCATACACCGATTGCAATCGACGTTAATCCTGTTGTGTCAAGAAAGATAGGCATCAGGCTGTGTACACCGAGATGTTCGGTGCCCAATAGATTGGCGAGCGATCACGCTCTTCAGACTCAGCATCTGCAAGGTATTTGTCAGCCATCTTCTCAAGATACTGGACGCGATCAATAGCCACCTGCGGCAACTCAAGCGCCATGCGGTGGGCCAGCATCATTTGCACAGCTTCATACCAGCGTTGAGGAATCTCAAGCTCATCAGTGAGCGAGCCAACATCCTCAATTTGGCGAGAATACCAGCAAACGATCTGCACAAAAGCAGTCGATGGGGTCGGCCAAATATAAATTGACGGCTCTGGAATGGTGCGGTCAAACCAGTATTGGTATGGCTGGTTGGCTGTGAAGTTTTTGTTTGGCAGGTTGGTGTAGTCGTCACGGTTCAAACCAGACATCTGCACCTCAAGCGAGTTGTTGCCAAAGTACAACTCACGCAAAGACAAGGTTGTGCCGTTGTAGGCACGAATGCGATAGTACGGCACGGTTTGACCAGCCGTGATGTCAGTCCACACCCAAGTGTTGTTGACTACGTCAATCGTGCCCAAGTCCACCAAAGTCGCCCATGTGGAGTTATCCAACGAGTATTCGTAAATAATCGACCACGATCCAGTGGCCGCAGGCAGGAAACCAATCGAGCCAATGTAAATTGAATTTGAGGGGCCAAAATTGACGGCGATGTTGCCGTTGGCCGATGTTTGTGTGCAGATAGTCTCTGTGTTGCCGTCATAGACATTTGCGACCGTACCGCCAGCCGAAGAGGTGTACGCCCCGTTTGGACGCGCCATAGTGCGATACAGCACGTTCCAAAGGTCAATTGTGCCCTTGGGGAGCTTGTAGATGTAGTTGTCTACTTGTGCGCCCAAAACCTTCTTGGTAATCGTCCAAAACTGGATACCACGGTTGCCAAGATTGGAAAGAAGGAAATACAGCGACTGGCGGGCCGACAACACCTGCTCGGAGGTAAGTTCCTCGGCAAGTTTTCCACAACGACGAGCGCCGTGATCAATCAATGTCTGCACATTGATTACTGTGGCTCCTACGGTTCCAGAATATGCCATATCAACATTTCCATCTGTTTAAAGCCGCCGCCTTACGAGTTGGCTCGCCTTTTTCATCTTTCATCGGCCCCGGCATCCCGCTCATTCTGGCGCAGAATGAATCCTTACGAGGCCCACCTTGAGGCTGGGGTGCTTTTAAATGCGAACCAGTCTCACGATTGTACTTCTCACGACCTTTTTGCGTAAGCCCTGCGCCTTGTTTTGTTGGCAGTTTTTCACCACGACCAACCGCAAGACTTGGGCCGCCTTGTTTGAATTCTTTGTTCTTGTCAGCCTTGGCAAAATCTTTGCCGACCTTTTGAGGGATGCCGACTTTTTTGGCAAAAGAAGGGTTGTGAGCAACCGCTTCCATCAATTTGTGTTGGGAAAATGATTTGCTTGGCATAATTTACCAACAAGTTTTTTTGGTTGAGCCGCCAGTTTTCATCTTGGCAGTTTTTGCAGATTCAACAAAATCTTTTTTACTTGGAGCGCCAGCAGAGCCGGGCTTCCGCATTTTTTCCCCAGAGCCTTCGGCTATGCGTTGACGTTTTGCATTGATGTTGGCATACAAGCCCTGTTTAGCCATAATCACCTCACCATGAAGAATGTGTTTTTTTGCTTGGGGTTGTTGTTCGCACTTTGCTCCAACTTAAATCTGCTTTGCTTGATGCGTTACGAGTTGGTTGCTTGTTTACAGAACCGCCATTTTTGAATTTACGAACCGATGCGGCAGGCTGGGCAGTTTGAGCATTTTTTACCAATTGACCAACAATTGCGCTTTTGTTTGGCGTTGATGATTGCGCTTGAGCAACTGGCGTTTTGACGATTGCTTGAGGTTTTGCAATTTGCGTTTGTGGTTTTGGTGCAGGCAGGCTTGTGGTCATTGTTTGCGCTTTTGGCGCGGGACTCATTGCCTGCATTTTGGGTAGCGCATTTTGCGTTACCGAAGATAAATTTGACTGATTTTTGCCACTCAAATCATATGCAGATAACCCTTTTGCCCCTTGCATACCTTGCGCTTTTGGATCAACCGCCAATCCAGTTGATCGGTCAACCATCACACCCATGCCTTGATTGATTGGGCCAGCTACATTGTATTTTTGAGCCAAATATGCACTTGTTGCACCGCCATCTTGGCGCAACGTGTCAAGATTTGGATCGCGGGGGCCGTAACTTGCCATTGAAGCCAGCGCCTGTGCATCATTGAGGCCGCTGACATATTGACGTTGTGCATCAGGATCAAAGTTTGGCTGTTTTGACAACAAGTCGTAATAGGCTTGCTGTGATCCAGTCAATCCGCCATCCGCTTTTCTGACAATTTTTTTAAAGTTCATGTGAGACTGCCTCCATCAAACGGTGCGGGGAAAGTAATTTGCTTGGCATGATCAGTCAGGATTCTTAACAAGAAGAATGCTAAAGTTGGCTGTTACATTGGCCCCAGCCGTTGAACTCAACGCGCGAACTTCAATGTCCGATTTTTCGCTAAAAGCAATTGGGTAATTTAACGGGATTGTGAACGAACCACCGTTTGCACAACGACCTTGAATTGTGTTGTCAAAAACACCGTTATATGGTCTAGCATACAAACCAATGCTTGAAAATGCGTTTGCTGTTGTAATGCCAGACGACACAAGAAAATCAAATACATATCCTGTGTACCCAGCAGGCACAGTGTAAATACAAGCGGTTGAGCCGCCATCTGCGGTATAAACGGCATAGACGTTTGCGGGTTTTCCAGTTGTAACCGCACCAGTTCCAGCGTAAATTGTTCCAGCCGCCGCACCACCAGAACCTGCCGTATTGACCAACATATGCAATACACGCAAAAATGAATTGGTTGTATTAACAGCAGTCTGACCGTTCAACGAAACTGTTTCGTTAATTTGGTTGTAATTTCCATCAAGCCCGTAAATCGTAACGGTTCTTGCGCCAGTTCCAGCCGCAGTATCGTTTGCGCTCGAACTTGAAATTTCCATGACCGATGCGCTTGCAGGGTATGCGTAGACCGTGCTTTCGCTCCAAATTGTTTCGTATGTTGTGCCAACAGATGTGTTGTAACCCGATACGAATACAGCAGTATGCCCGTCTATTTGACCACGCAATACTTGCAAATCAAAAGGTTCAAACGCACCCTGACGGGTTGCGGAAGAATAAGTTCCCATATTTCTCTCCAATTAAAAGCGGGGGCCGAAGCCCCCACTTCATTTCAGCACATTCCACCTCTGTTCTTGCGAACAACGGAACCCATTGGGGCATAAGCCTCAACACTCTTTGCTTTCGCTTCACGCATAGCAGGAGCGTTCATCTTATTAAAGCTCGCTTGGAGAGCTTTGTTGCCGGGGGCAACTTTACCGCCTTGTTTGTAAGTGCCAGCAAGAGCATTGATCTCTACTGGCTGGGGGACGGGCTTACGACCTTGTGGCATCTTCTCAGGGCCACCATCGTTCTGCACCTTTCCCCCATCAGCAAACTTTTTTGCGGCACCGCCTTTGCGATAACCACCGCCGTTGGATTCCATAACGCCACCAGTAGCCATTTTTGCTTTGCCACCACGTTTGAATCCACCAGCGTTGCCCATGCGAACGCCGCCTGTACCGCTTGCGCTATCGGGCTTGGCTTGATACACCTTGGTGGTGTCATAGTTGCCGTAAGATTCCTCGGAAGGAATAGCCCCGCCAGTAGCCATCTTCATGGCTTTACCGCCACGTTTAAAGCCGCCTGCATTGCCGTTCTTTACGCCACCAGTACCGCTGGCGGTGTCTTTCTTGGCTTGATAGACCTTGGTCGTGTCGTAATCACCATAAGACTCCTCAGAGGGGATAGCGCCGCCAGTGGCATACTTTCCACCCTTCTTGAGCTTCAAAGAAGTGCCCTTGCCACCTTTATGCTCTTGCATATCGTGTTGCTTGAAAGCCTTTTTGATCATGGCTTTGTCTTGTGCCAAGTCCATGTCGCCGCCTTCAGCCATGCAGTCCATGCCGCCTTTGCTCATACCGCCACGCTTCATACCGGGCAGGCCGGGATTACCAGCAGGCATAGCGGGGCCAGAAGGCGTTCCCATGCCCATAGGTTTCTTAGCCATCATTGCTTGGCGACGAGCGGCCATAGAGGGCTTACCGGGCGCTTGCACGGGTGCATTGACCGCAGGACGGCCCAAGAGTGCGGGCGTACCAGCCAGTGATGCCAAAGCGCCACCGCCACCAGCCATTTTCTTGGCCTTGGTGGTGCTACCACCTTTTTTCATTTTGACGGAACCGCCTTTTTTGAGCTTCAGTTCAACTGTAGGCTCTGTGGTCTCCATCTTGACCATTGGTTTAAATTGTCCCATGTCGCTCTCCTTTAGGCTTGGGTTACGCCAAGAGCGCCAACGCGAGTAGCGTTAGGGCCAACGGCGATACCGGGCAATGCAATGGTCATCACTGTACGAACGATGCCGTCCGATGCAGTGGCGGGCGTGTAGGTGCCGCGAACGTCACCAGTGGTTGCAGATGCAGTAGCCATATCAGCGGCCACAAAAGTGCCAGCGTCTTGGGCCAATGTGTTGTTGCTCTTCACGCTTGTGACATAAGCTACATTAAATACGCGAACGGGCAAACCTAACTTATCGCTTGTTCCAACCACAGCGGCGGTTGCAGAACCTGCAATCGTTACACCAGAGATTTGGAAAAATGCCTTCAAACCAGTAACAGCAGTTCCAGCGGTAGCAACGGTAATGGTTTCAGTCATCGCTTGGCCGTAGTAATCGTAACCACTAACGGTAAAAGCACGAGCAGTTGTTGAGCAGTTCACTTTGATTGCGCGTGGCAAATCAAGTTGAATCACAGTTGTGCCATCATTACGAACAACCGACTTGGCCGAAGTACCAGCAGTCAACGTCAGCGAACCAGCGCCAGAAGGTGCTTGCGATGCGGCGATGTTGTTGGTCACAGCGGCTTGAGGGATAACATCCCAAATGTAGACACGGCCAACAGGGCCAACGCCTAAGTCCATTGGAGATGGATCATCGAACGCGATGTTGCCATGCGCGTACATTGTGGTGCTAGAAGCAGTCACAGATTGGTTAATGGTGTATGTACCAGTACCGCCAGTGCCAGTGCCGTAGCCAGTGATGTAAGTGCCGTCGGTTACGCTTGAACCGTCAACATACATACCAACCACAATGGGTGCGCCTTGCAACAACGCAGTCACGTTCAATGACGTAGTAGACATCGAACCAGTAAATACCGTTGTGTAAGGGCGAATGCCCGTGCCCATATACGTTTGGGCTGGGCCTAAAAACAGATCATCTGAAAATTGGGACATCGTCTGCTCCTTGAAAAGTTTGACGAAAATTTAAAAAAAAGGGGCAGGGTTTTATTCCCGCCCCTGTTTGCTTTACACGCCGGGTGTGCCGTACAAAGCGCGTGGGTCGGTGAAACCGACTTGGTAACGCTCTGTGGCCTTGTAGCGCATGGAGTCAGTCTCGAAGTCGCCTTCCATTGTCTTCTCCAGCTTACGGCGCATCAGGAGCTTCATGCCCTCTGGTGCATCGGTCTGTACCCACCATGCGGTGGAAGAAGTCAAACGGCTGATAACAGCGGCACCTTCGTCCAGCAAGCCAAT